CTGTAAGTATTAATTGTTTTTCATTACCTGCATAAAAATTAATTGTATCAGCAGTTTCAAAATCTATTTTTGTTTCATCGTCTTCACCAATCTTAACATCTGTTGCTAAAATTGATGTAATGCCTGTTTGTGCTGCGTCTACACTTAATGTGTTAGTTGATAAAGATACACCTGTCCCTGCCGTGAAAGCAGTTTTAGACATTGCGATAGCCGCACTTGCATTAATGTCAGCGTTAACAATAACACCAGAACCAATTGCTGCTGTTCCGTTTGCTGCTATGGTTATGTCACCAGATATGGCAACAGGATTAAAGTTTGTACCATCACCTATAAGAGCCGCACCACTTGTATTAGTAGCCATGGTAATATCATCACCGGATACAGTTAAATCGCCTGTAACTGTTAAGTTACGTCCTATCGTTGCATCGTTGTTTGCATCTTCAAATATTAATTTACTTGCTGGTATTGTACAGAAAACATCTTTTGTTCCTGCTGCAAAATCAACCGCACTGTCACTGTTAGAAGAGGATATAACTGTTGTTCTTGTTAGTGTAGAACTATCACCGTTTAATGTACCTAGACCTACTTCAAACTCGTTTGCTGTTTGATGTACAATAGCATAATACGTTGTATTGCTATTACCAACACCAGCAGCAAAAGTTTCAAAACCAGTGACTGCACCAGCAAGAGTAACAGCTCCTGTGCTTGTTGTAGTTGTTGTTTCTTTTACGCGATCATTAATGACTAATGCCATTTATACTCCTATGCTAATCTTAATATAGCGTTACTTGCATCAGCTGCAGGAAACTGAATTGTAAATGTTCCGCTTGTAGATGTTTTATCACCACCAAAATCTAGAACAGCTACAGCCTTATTAGATTGTGAGCTATTATAAATTAAAGCACCTCTTGCAGTGATGGTAGCCGACGTAAAAGATATATCAGCGAAATCACAAATAGCAGTAGTACCTGAAGTTGTTGGCGTAACACTAGTCAATGTACCCCCACCAGACGAATAAGAACCTGAATCAGATACCTCGTTAGATGTAGTAAAAGCAGTGGTTGAAGCACCTAAAGAAGCAGAACTTGTGTACAATGCAATTTTAAAAGTATCACCTGATGAAGCAGTAAAATTATGTGTTCCAACAAGTAATTCTTGTTTAAAACTTGTGCAGACAGCTTGTGATATTGCCATGTTTATTCTCCTCTAGTATTTGTTTTAACAGATTGCATAGGAAACTTTAATTCTCCATGCGTGTACTCATCTCGTCTATGTCTACCGGTTTGTTCAACTATCAGTTCTTGCATAGCACGTTGATAAGATTGTTCATATAATTGCAGCATTTCAGCTGGACCCTTCAAAAACTTGAAGGCTTCTGCAAGACATCCATACAACAAAACCATAGGGGCATTGTTGCCTAACCATGAGGTTGTATTACTACTAGACAGTCTTGTTGGTAATCTAGTAATTCCTAACTCCACGTTATACGCTGAATCCGGCGTAGGAGCAAGATAAATTGTGTTTTGATCCCACCATGACCAATACCTTGGTGTGCCTGTAGCAGTTCTATCAGGCCAATATTCATTCATGTAACTAAGATCACGATGCTCTAAAAAATCTCTTGTTGGCGTACCTGAAGCAGGCCATATGTGAACTGTTCTAATTGTAGCAAGTGACGTTGGATCTGGCGATGTGCCACCAGGTAATGATAAGAATGGATTGTCAGCGACAAGGTTAGCTGATTGATGTGATTTAAAAGCATCCAAGTCAGCTTCTTTTAGTATTCTATTTTCCGTGTGTTCTATAAAATCGTCTGTAATTGTAGATGTTAATACATCAGTGCTTGTTTCTGTGTAGTCTAATATCTGTTGTGTTAGTTGTGCGTATGTAGTCATTAGTTACTCACCGTCACTGGACCAGCTGATGCTTGTCCTCCACCACCACTGCCAGTTGTAGATGGTGCAGTTGTTACTGTAAAAGTATAAATATCATCATCTGTTTTTGTTATACTAAATCCAGACGACACTTCTATTTCCGATTTAGATGCTCCAAATAAATTACCAGAAACAGTTCTAAATCTAACTGTATCACTAGTAGATCTACCGTGTGCAGGTTCAAATACTGTTATCGTTGTACTTGAAGCTGTAAATCTAAATGGGTTTAACGGCAACAATCTTTCTGTTGCATTTTCTGTTCTAGCTGGTCTTGGAAATTGTAAGGGTTCCGCATCAGGAGAATGTTTGTTGGGCCTATCCTGTGGTGTTTTAGGCTCAAACTCACTTTTGTGAACACGTGCACCATTCCATTCCACGACCATTTCTTTGTATGGATATTCCATACCACTACGATCAGAAATAAATTTAGCATATTTACCTGTTGCGTAAGCCATTTAATTTACCAATTACTTTTATTCTTACTAGACCAATGATACTTGCCACCCTTAGTAGCTGCACCCATACCTTGAACTGTACCGTGTATCTCACCTTCTGCTATAGAAATAGTTTTTTCTTTTTCTTTTGGTTTAGCAGTAGGTATAGAATTAGTACCTCTATGACTCCAATTACTTTTTACTCCACCAGTAGATCCACTAGCGTTAGCAGTTTGGGTATTCCAGTTTTTATTACTCATTCTTCCTCCTTTTTACATTCACAGTTGCCACATTGGCACTGTCCTCCGCAACACGAACCGCCATTACTACAATGACATTCGTGATCACAATGTTTACATGTTGGCATATTACCTCCTATGGTGTGTACGCCCGTGCTGGTTCAACTCTAAAAGAAACCCTTTCTCTGTCGTTTTCAGAAGCACGCTTAAATTCTTCATCATACACCGCCTTTAAGTTTGCACTTAACATTGGTGCTCTTTTTAAACTTATATAGTATGCTAATCCAGCCGTCAAACAAGGAAGAAAATAGAATGGTACATCAGCGTTATTTGTATAGCTACCCGCATCTTCTATTCTACCAATATAAAAATACTTAAATATGTAAGCTTTATCTGGGCTAGGATACAAAAACAATGTCATATCATTTTCTGGCCTACCACTACTGGACGAACCTCCAGTTGTAACTGTACCAGGAACTAAAGCAAATTGTGTAGGTCTTGCATCACCTGTTGATGCATTTTCTTTCTTGCTTAAATTCATATATTCAGTTCTAGAAATTCTATTCATAGCAACATCTGTAGTGCTACTATCTCCTTCTAAATTAGAAGTTGCACCTGCTGTAGTTGTTACAACAGCATCTACTATGTCTACCACTTTTTGATCAATAGGATAATAATTTGTACCAGCAGTTAATGTTTGTGTTGCATATGTTATGGTCCATAAATTTAAACCACGGTTTGCCCACTCTGCTAACATTAAGTTCATAGATCTTCTAGCAGTTTTTAAATCATAACCACTACGAGTTTCTAATTGACATCTCTCGTATGCCTCTTCTATTATTTCCTCAATCGAAAGATTAAAGGTTTGTGTGCCTGAATAAGCCATTTAAACCTTTAGTAAATCTTTTGAAATTCAGCTACAACTGTGTACATGTTGCCACTATCAGCAGCACCAGGCACGACAAAATTAACATCACTTTGATTACTGTTGCTAGATTTATCTGCCGGTATGCCGCCAAATTCTCTAAAATCCCAATACCCTGTTCCTGTTAATCCTATTATAGGAATATCTCCATCTGAATCTTCTTCATCTAGACGCGCATAAGAGTCACCTCCATCGCCTCCTTGGCAAGAAAACCAAACTCTAAGTAATCCTAAGTGTGCCACAGCAGTTCCGTCTGCTCTTGCGTCTAGTGCTGACACATCGCCAAAAACTGTTGTTGCTCCTGTTCCGTCTGATTGATTGACTATTTTAATTGTAACGCGAGCGTCATTTTGTTGTAGGATAGTCGGTCCTGTAACTGTATCTGCCATGTTCCCTCCTTAATCAAGAACTGTGGGGCCGAAGCCCCACTTGTTTATTTATTATTCGTATACGTTTCTGCTCATGCAAACATGATGTACGTTTACTGCTTCTGCAGCACCCGCACCAGCTTCAATACCAACATATGGAATGAAATCCACATCATCAGTTAAAGCTGCAGTTTTAGTAACTTGAACTCCTGGTTGTACTGCTGTAGCAGTTGTACCACCAGTTGATCCTGCTGTATTAGCAACATTGTACTGTACACCATTTATAAAGATAGTAGCTTTTCTGTCGCTATCTATTTCAATTTTTAAATGATACGGTGTATTTGCTGCAACAGTTACTGGTAACGCAGTGATATAATCAGTGCCACCAATACTGTGAACAAAGTGCCAAACAGAGAAATCAGTAAATGCTTCTGAGTTAGTAGCATCAGTTTGATACTTAAAGTATGCTTGATCATCGTCAGTTGCAATTAATTGATCATTAGTTAATTTTAATCCTGCCCAAACCTTTTGGTTATCAAGTGCAGGTAACATAATTGATGTTTCAAAATGAACTGAATTTTCTGTTCCCCATAAGCATCCTGCCCACGCTGTTGCGGCAGTATCTAAGTGAGGTGTAATAATTGCTTGGTCTTGGTCTGCTCCTGCTGTTGTTGCTAAAATTCCTGCGGAAGTTGTAGCAAATGTACATAATGCAGTTGTCATATTAGTTCCAAGTGCTTCCCAGTTTCTATTCAAAGCTCTTTGAACTTCAACTGTTGATGCTTGGTCAATATTTGCATTTAGACCTGGTCTTTGTAAAAACCATTCTTCTAAATAAAATCTTCTAGCGTCCATTGCTGGATCACTTATAGTTCTATCGTGTTCAACTCCCGTTGAAGCTGTAGTACTATATAATTTATAGTTATTTTTGGATCTTACCGGACCCACAAAGCTAGTATTAGCCATAATATTCTCCTCGGTCATATAGACCAATCGTCATACAGTCTCTATATCGTCTGCCTAGCCAGTCTGTATAACTAATTATACTAGGTATAGTGGGGCACATAATGCGCCCCACTAAAAGATTTACGCTCCTGGTGAACCAAAGATACCTCTCCAGTCAGAGAACCCAAACGAGTATCTCTCTCTAGCTTTGTATCTAACATTACCAGTGTCGAAGTCACCTTCCATCGCAGTTCTAATAGGAGACCTAGTGAACATTTTTAGTCCATTAGGTGCATCTGTTTTAATGAAAAACGCATCAGTATCAGTTAGGAAGTTGTTTACCACATATCCTTGTGGTACCATTCCCATGTTTCTAATTGCGTTTAAGTCATTATCAGCTGTTCCTACTCTACCTGCAGATTTCATTAACCTTTCAGCAGTAAATTGAAGGTTTACAGGAATAATCATTTTTACTCCTTGAAGAGCAATTTTCATTCCTCTTTCATCCTTCATACCAGCAATATCAATTAACATCTGCTCAAGCGAAGTTTCGTTTAAGTCAGCTGAAGTTGATAGCTCGTTCTTTTGGTCTCCACTAAGTGTAGGGTGATCAGTAGCACAAAGCTCCTTATCATCGCCACCAAGAAAAGAACTGTTGAACGCTCTGTTAAGAACGTTAGCAGCTTTAATCTGTTTAGTGTTAGCCATTGAACGTGCCAATGCTTTTGTATATCTAGTGCTGATTTTGTCGTAAAGGTTATCCTCTACGGCTTCTTCAGTTAATGAGAAAGCCAAAGCAATGGTTTCGTGTGTATAGCGTGCAGTGAAAGTTTCTTGTGCTGCTTCATAAACAACACCAGAACCTTCTGGTTTTACCTCTGCATTGCCAAACCCACCTAGCATTACTTCTTCTTCAAATGCACGATCAGAACTTTCTTCATCGAAAATTTCTGTGTGCTGGTTTTCGTATCGGTCGTATTCTAATCCGAACAAGGCATTTAAGCCAGGTTCGAGTTCTTTGACCAATTGCATTCTTGAAATTGCCATTATATCTCTCCTCTAGCTATTATGTTCCAGTGATACCAGTGCCCAATTTAACGTGTTCATTAAACATAATGTACCAGTTAGCATTCGCACTTGAAGCATCATCGTTTTCTGGATCTTTTGTAATCCCAATTATTTTGACCTGTAGTCCAGCAGTAGTTGCTTCTGTTGAATCATCAATTTCATTTTTTGATTGTCCAGTTACAGTACTACCAGATGTTAATACTGAATCAGTATTTTTACCAATATCAGTTTTAGCAATAGTGCCATCACATTGAGCTTCGAAAAGCATGTACGGATCGTCATAGATGTACGCGTCTATATTAGTTGAGCCAGATATGGAACCAGCACTGGTTACATTAGTCTGACTGTAGTAATTTGACCATGTAGGTTTTTTACTTACTGGGTCAATGTAGAAGCAACCGTTAAAAACACCTAGGTTCGTAGCGCCGGAAGCTGTTCCAGCAATTACATACCCACCAGACTGCATTACGTGGTCACCTTTAAAAATAGATGTCCCGTAATTGTCTTCGATGGTGTACATAGTCGTACCCATGTTTTGAACGCCACTACCAACTTTCCCAATAGGTCTGTACCCAAAGGCCGCGTCAATATTAGCCATGATTTTATCCTCATAGTAATTGTTACAACACACTCACCATGAATGTGTCATTTTGTAACTTATGGGGAGAAAAAACTAGTTTTTCTTACCGCCACCAAATGTTACGCGAGATCGCCTGCTTTCATTATGTACAGGCATGCTAGGGTGTTGGTCCTTTAGAGGATCGTTTGCAACAGCGTCATCTTTATCTTGCGCAACTTGTGCAAAATATTCTTTTCGCTGCTCAACAATCTCATTAGGAATTCTTGCTAGCATCAAACCTCCAACAGCTATGACACCTTGGTATCTACCCGATTCCATTTGTGGCCATTCAGTGTCTGGGTATTCGTCAGCTCTGACAAACTCCCATCCTTCACGCATTCTAGCGGATACATTTTTTGAATCCATCTGTCCTATCGTTTCGGCCCTAATCCAACGGTGTTTAAAACCGTTAGGTGCGGGTGGTGCATCTAACTGTGATGGTGGAGCCCATTGTTTCCTTCGTTCGGTTTTAACTCGGGTTTCAGACTCGCGTGACGGTAGTTTATTTTTTGTATTTGTATTCATATGCCTACTCCTTCACGTACTTCGCATATTCGCTTAGTGGCACACCTAGTTTTTTTGCTATGGCTACTTGTGATGGTGTGAGTCTCACAGTACCTTGGCGCCTGGCTGGCTGAGTGCTTCTGGTTGCAGGAGCAACAGTTTGCGTCGGCGTAGAAACTTGTTCAAATTTATGAGGAAAAGTTTCCCTCATTCTTTTGTCAATCTCACTATAATACTCATCTGACTTCGTGTCAAATCCTTCTTCAACTAATTTACGGTGAATTGAAAAAGACGTGAGTGTCATAGGTTCATCAGTTCCAAACCAATCGTTCTTTTCGGCCCAGCTTTCTGCTTTAGGGTCAGGTGGAGCTGCTGGTTGTGGAGCTTGTTGAGGTTGTTGCATAGGCATTTGAGGTTGATTTGGATCAACTCCACGTGCCTCCATTTCTTTTTTTAGTCTTTCACGTTGATCCAAGCTTTTCTTTGCTCTATCAGCATCCACTGCTAAACGTGCTATTTTTTGCTGTGCTTCTACTTGTGCGTCTATATCACCAGTATCCATTGCATCTTTTAGCTGTTTTTTGGCTTCTGCTGTCTGTGCTTCAACACGTGATGCAAATTCATTTACATACCCAGTATCTAACTGGCGTGTTTTTTGTTGCAGTTTAACTTGCTCTGATTGTAATCCTTGAGCAAATTCTATTGCAGCTTGTTCTCTTCGTTCAGACTCTCTTAGTTTTTTAGTTAGTTTATCAATCCTAGATTGAACTTTTTTGCCGTAGTCATCCATCTCTCCTTGAGATGCACTTTCCTCAACTACAACTTCTCCTTGTGGTTGGGTTTCTACTTTAGTCTGTTTTTCCTCAGGTAGTTCTACATCAACTGATGGACCGTCTGATGGTAAATCAACGATCTTGGCATCAGCTTCAGTTTGTGATTCTACTTTTGGTTGTGCGTCTGCAGGCATTTATCCTCCTGTTTATCTGAATTGCAAGATATCCTCTGGGTCTTTTACCACAGCAATTATCTCGTCATCGTTAAGTATTCTCACTTCACCACCTTCTATCCCAAACCTAGATCCAGCATAACGACCGAATATAATCCAATCACCTTTCTTACACCAAGGTCCATTTGGAAACCTTTCTTTATTATCATAACATTCTGTTCCCATTTTAAGAATCAATCCTGTTACCGTGGTATATCCACGTTCTTGCATCGTTTCATCTGTCAATATTACACCACCTTTAGTTTTACCTTGTCCTTTGTAAGGTAATACTAACATACGCCAACCTGTTGGATTAGGTAGCCTATCTAAAATTTTTTCGTCTGGTAAATGTTCTATATTAGAAGTAGCGTCTTCTTGAATTTTTTTAAGAAATTTATTTTCTTTGTCTTCAGCTACTTTATTGTTTTCATCAGCTTCTACTGACAAATCTTTTTCTTCAAGCGCAAATCTACGCTTTGGTAGTTCTTTCTCCGTCATTATATTCCTCGTCTTTCTGCAGGCCCTGAATCTCCTGTTCCATTATTGCATAGGCCTTATATTCGCCTACGGTTCTATTATACTCATCCCAACCAGGTAATCCAGCTGCTATGATTTCTTTCAACTCCTCTTTGCGAGCTCTAATCTTTTTCAAGATTACATAGATCGCTGTTTCATCTCTCATTAATTGGTCTATATACTAACAATTCCATTTACGCAAAGATTTATTTATTCTAGAATTAGGATCTCTAGCTGTCTTTGCACTAGTTCTTCTCTTCTTCATTCCTTCCATTCTTGCACAAAATGATTTACGTCTTTTTGCTGCTTTAGAACCTTTTTTTAATTTCGATGGTTTTGTTGTTACGGCAGTTTTTAATTTGGAGCCAGGGTTAGCTGCACGGTAAGATGCAACACCTTTTTTATTCAATCCACCAGATTTACTTTTACCTTCTTTTCTTTGCCATGCTGGTGTTTTAGCCATTTTTCTTTTTGATTATACTTTTTAAAGTTTTTGCTTGGCTGGCATGAGTTTTAGATGCTTTACTCAATCCTTTAATTACTTTTTTTACTTTCTTTATTTTATTCTTTTTCATTTTATTTTAAAGCTAGGGAACTCTTTTACTCTACCCGCATAATAACTTCTATAACTAGGATTTGATAGTTTTACACCATCATAAGATCCAGATATATTTGGTCCAATATACCCACCTGCAGATTTTTTTATTGTTGCAACATTTGACGGTTTAGGTCCAGTGTTACCAGCTTGTTGTTTTCTTTTTACAGCTGACGCTTTTTGACCTTTGCTCATGGCTCTAGCTTTCGCTATAGGTACACATTTAGGATATTTCTTTCTTTTTTCACCACCAGATCTACCACATTTAGGATATGATCCATCTGATTTTTTATTAGCTATATCTACCCAGTTTTCGTTTACCCAAGATCTTAAACCTTTTTTTGCCATTACGCTTTTTTTGTTACCTTACGTCTATTTTCCATCACTGCACCACACCCTTTTGCAATGCCACCCTGTTCATAGTTTGACACTCTTTTTCTTTTTTGCGATACGTTGTTGGACATTAAACCTCCAGCAGCTTTTTTCTTTTTCTTGCCACCAGGTGTAACCTTACCAGAGCATACAGCACTAGCATACATATTTGCATATGCGCTTGGATAAACTTTAAATTTACGTTTTGCTGCAGCCTTACCTCTAGGGCATAACTTACCCATTACGATCTCGCTGTTTTTTTCGCTCTTGCAAAAGCACCAGCTTTAGGTGCACCCTTCGCACCTTTCTTTCTCATCTTCTCGCCTGAACCAGCTTTGATTCTAGCTTTTTTAGCTGCGATGTTTGCATATAATCCTGGAGAACCTCCACCCATCATTTTTACTTTGCCTTTTTTAGTTGCACCAGCAATTCTATCTGCTTGAGTAGGATTAGGATTTTTATCTATTCCGGCTTTTACAGAAAGCATACCAAATTTAGCTTTCTTTCCGTTTGCCGTTTTCTTCATCATTTTTTTCTTTGGCATTTTCTTTTTTATCATTTTTTAACTAAGCTCCCTCCGAAGTATAATCCTACGATAGCTGACATTAAGTGCGTATCCATAGGTGTGATTACAACGCCTGCATACTGTCTGTCTACAAGCATTTCTTTCTGTTCTATCAAGAACAAGAAACCTCTACTAAATTCAGTCCATGTCAAAAATACTGCAGTATCAAAAAATACTGGCACTATCTTTGGCCAAACTATTATAAAGAATACTGCTGTAAGTGCAATAATTCTTCGTGTAAATTGAAACCCTTTATTCTCATATGTACGAGCATCATTAATGTGTTTCATTTGCACATTTGCGCGTGCAATTAATAACTTCTGCTCCTCTTGTTTTGCTTTAATGCTTTGACCCCATATGGTCATAAATCCACCTAATAAAGATGAGCCTAGCATTGTTATCATTTCTACTGGTAATCCAAACATATTAATTCTCCACTAAACTAACTATACCACCTTTGGCAAATGGTTTTCCACCTGACAAAAATGCTTGGTTAACTTGTTCTTGTAAATTTCCTGGTCCTACTTGTCCTCGTTGATACGTCTGTGGTGATCCACCACCTGTGCCATAATAGTAACCGCCTCCGCCGCCACCACCTCCGCCGCCGGAACCATAGCCATAACCACCGCCACCTCCGCCGCCAAATCCACTACCAGTTTGAGGTGAGTGTCCAAAAGCAGAAATTTTATTCATGTAATTTGTATATTCTTTAGGTGTAAGGTTTTTATTTTGCATATCGTAAAAAGCATCTTTTAAATAGGTGCCACCTTTGTATCTATCAATGTCACTGCCAAAAGAATATACAGCAGATTGATCAGGATTTAATAACCCCATATCGTACATGGCATCGGTTACTTTGTAATTACCGTGCAATCTATCTAAAGCTTCTAATGCGTTATTATATTCTCCTTCAGTTTTAGCGTCAGCCAAAGCTTGTTTTAATTGATTAGAAACTATTTCTGCACCAAATGTTCCACCAAGAACACCACTTGATTCTGCTGCTGCAAAACCTGAATCTATTAATTGTTGTTTTTGATCGTTATCTAAATTTTGAAAGTTAGATGAACCATCTTGACTGTAAGCTAAAGCAATTGCTTTTTGCATTTCTTGTTGTTTTTTCTTTGATGCTTGGTAAGCAGTATTAGCAACGCCCTCTTGATAATCACTGTAAGTAATATTTCCCCCAGGCATCACAGTGTTTAAATAACTACCTTCGTTAGCTTCTTTGTCAGCTTTTACATCTCTTATTGGTCCAGTTATTTTTGGAGCAGGTGAAGGTGCGTTGTATCCTGAAACATCAGGAGGAGATCCATAATTGTTAGATGAGCTCGATGGTGCACTATAGCTAGATGATGCACTTGAATTTGTGCCTCCTCCAGTGGCATTCATGTAGCCGCCAAATCTAAAACGAGGTATTGGCATTATCTTAAATTAATCCTACTTGGTTCTTGCTTTACTTTTTTATTGTTAATAAAATCTAATAATTGTTGAAGTCTAAGAGAATCTTGTCTGTTTTTTCCTTCAGCACTGTAGTCATATTCATATCTTGGTAAATCTCCTCTGCCTCTTCCTTCTTGGTATACGATTCCTGGACCGTATTCAGGATATGGAATTAAACCAGGATACATAGGTCCTGCAACGTCTGCCATTGTTGGTCTACGATTAGGGTCGTCCCTTGGTCCAATAAAATTAGTGCTTGGGTATTGACTCATAATGCCTGCTTCTCTGTTGCTATCTCTTTCAATTGGCATAAATCTATCTGTCACAGCACCAAAATCATCTTCTACATAATTATCTGGTGCAACGTAAGGTTGATTAGGGTCTTCATCAAAATCTAAAACTTCTGCTCTATCATAGTAAGTTGGGCCGTGTGGATTGTAAATAACTTCGGATGTAGATGTGTTTGCTGGTCCAGATAAATTATATTCTATACCATCTACCATTGTACCAGGATGTCTATCTATAGGTGCACCCATACCAAAAGTCTGTGCTGCATAGTCTTGCATCTCTGCTTCGTCTGCATCAGCAGCTCCTGCTATGCCAATGTTATTCATAATATCAGAACCCACTGCTCTAATAGGATCACCTACGTTTGTTTTTAAAGCTTGTTGAATACCTGACTGTGCTTGTTTGGCTTTACCAAAAGCTTCTTTTGCTAACATACCTAAGAATCCTCCAGACTCACCATATTTCATAGCAAGATTTGTTAAAGGATACATTGTCGAATAAGCGTTTGGTGCAGCGTTTCTAAGCATGTTACTTTGATTAGAAAATTGTTGTTGTACGTCCAAAGGTGCTACACCTTGGCGTTCACCTATCTTGTATTTATCAAAACGGTTGTATGTTCTTCTTGCATCTTTAAGTTCGTTTAAGCGTGGATCGTTTTGTGCAAAGCTAGGTGCTTGTGATTGCAAATCCATCATACGATTGTAATTCTGCATCTCCGGCCCCTGATTAAAAGGGGTCGGAGTGTTTTTACGTTTTAAATATTCTGATCTTCTGTCGACCACTAGATAGCTCCAATTATTACTATAACGACTAATGCGACGATAGCCGCCTTAATCCAGTCCTTAAGCTTCCAGTCACTCCACTCTTTCAAGTGAGCCCATAAATCTTTTAGTAACTTCATATTACCTCCTATTTGCCTTTTTTAAGGCCACCCTTACGGTAACCTTTTTTAACCTTTCCACCTTTCTTCATTGTCATTTTTTGACCTGTTGCACGTGCATGCTTTGTTGCTTGCTGCGCACCAGCAGAAGTATAGGGAAATGATCTAGTACCTACTTTTGGCATATTACCTCCTAATGTATTGTTGGTTTTGGCATATCCTTAAAGAAATGCAAAACTTCTTGTTGGTAATCAAAACTATCAGCAACAGCCATAAACATTTCTTTTGTCTGTTCTGTTCCTAAAGCTTTTTCATACATGTTTCTTGTTACAGCCATCAACGCTCCACAAACTTGTAAATAATCGTCACTACATTTTATTTCGCTTTCTGCAGCTTCTTCTATTTTTAGCATTGCGTCTCTAAGCTTGGTCAGTAGTTTTTTTGTTTGTTCTGTTTCCATTGTTACTTGCTTTTTGTTTCATGGCTTCCCTAGTGTTTGCCATGTTCTCTTTTAATAATGCCATTGCCTCTGTAGAATCCTCTTTATTAACATCGGCTGCAACTTTCATCAAGTTAATAGTAGTGTCCGCTTCTAACTTATCTCTTTCAATATCAATTTTTTCTGCGTCAAATACCATGTCTTTCTGCATTTTCATTTGAGTTTCCATAGCTTTTAAATCAATTTCTTGTTGTTTTAATTTAACAAGTGGATCTTGAGCTTCTCTGCTTATTCTAGATTCCTCATCAGACGCTAATTGTTTTGTCATTTCTGCTTCAATTTTTGCTTGTTCTGATGCTTGTTGGTTTACTAACTGGTCCATTTGCTGTTGTAATTGTTGTACTGCTTGTGGGTTTTGTTGTGCCTGTTGCATTGCTTGTTGTAGCTGCTCAAACTGTGGTCCATACTTTTGCTGCATTTGTTCACTAGCCATCAACGATATATGCTCTGATACGTGTGCCTGCAGCATTGCATATAACTGCGGGTTAATTTGTACCATTCTTGTAAACATAAATTCTGCATGGGCAGATATATGTGCTGTGTGATCTTGCATAGGAAATGGTTTTGGTTCTTTGCCACGCATTGCACCAGCATTTTCCATTGCAGGTGACATAGGTTGTGGATTACCTGGGTCAGGCAATAATAATGTTTCTACATTATCGACACCCATTGCTGCGTACATTCTTCTGTATGCTTCACGTAAATTGTGTAGTTGTGGTGCTGCATTAGCAAGTTGTAATTGTTGTTGCGCCAATGTAACACGTTGTGCCATAGAAAATATATTAGGATCTGATACGGGTAGTATGTCTACTCTATCATCAAAGTCTTGTTGCTTAATCATTTGGTTTCCACCAACAACCATGTAAGGATATTGTGGTGGCAAATAAATAGAGAATACTTTTGCTAATAGTTTAAATTCTATTTTTTGTGCATAGTGTAATCTTTTGTGTATGGCACTCATAACTTTTGTGCCACGCTCTATTAATGCTAATGTTGTGCCTACAGGATTTTGTTCATTGCCTTCACCCATCTTCATGTCTGCTATGGCAGCAAATGATTTACCTGCATCAACAGCAAAACCTAATAGCTGAAATAATACAGCTGATGGTTCTTTGTACGGCAACATCATCAATGATTCTTTTATTGATTGTCCTGTTACATCAACATCTCTAAACTCACCCGGTTGTAAAGGTTCATCATGGTCGCGTATACGCATGCCACGTGCCTTAAAACCTGCTGGTAAGTTAGCAAGGGTACCTGCATCAATTAATTGTCGCAAAGCACTTGTTGCAGTTCTTGATAACCCACCGAGCATGTGGATAAGACCAAATCCATAAAAGCCTAATCCAGGGAGGAACTTGTAATGTACAAAATAATGGTTCTTCATAAAGTTTGGATCACCTTCTTTGTAATTTCTTTTTATCGACAATATCTCTTGTGAGTATTGGTCAATAGAAACTATGTAAGGTAATTTAACTCCAGACGTATCTTCAAATCCTGGCACGTCTGCATTTATGTGCATTTCCAATATTGTATGTTCTTCATCGCTAGAGCCATAACTTTTTTCTGCTCCGTCTAATTCGTCTACTTTGTCAGCAACATCATCAGAATCAACTTGCCCAGTTGGTAATTCTATGTCACGGTAAAAACCTTGTAATTGTTGTTTACGTATATCGTTGCCACTTGTTTTTATAATGTGTGTAATTCTGTCAGCTGACTCTAAATCAGTTGCCATGTAATTTATAACAAGATCTTCTCCTGCAACAAATTTTGCACAGGCACGTTTCATTAACCCATCATAATAAACTTTTTTAAATGCAGAACCACACAACGGTAGATAAAACAATAACTGGTCCATGTCTGGATCGTATTCTT